GTCGGATGTTCACCAATATTTATATTTCTCCTTAAATGTTGCCATTCAAAGTAGTCATGTGAAATTCGAGGGTATTGAGAAGTCATATGATATTCATCAGTACGAGGCATAGAATGTTCAAACACTGTGGCTGGTCTTAACTGTGCTTCGTTAAAAGAGTGAATAATATCGACGATTTCTGGTGGAAGTGGAGGTTGGAAATATCGTCGTCGCAATTTTTGGAAAATCAACAATGATTTCACATGTGAAGTTGGAACTACACATGCTTGATCAGATTGTTCCTTGAGTTTCTGAAAAGTTCGTGCGATAGAGTGTCTGATTTCTAATCGTTGACTTCGAGCTCTACACTCTCTCTCCAACAGAAGGTGCAATTCATCTTCTTGATCATGTCTAAAATCCCTTTCATACAGGTCTGATAGCAAATCATCAGTGTTAACATGAAACACCCTGAATCGAACTTCATCTTCAACCATTTCTCCATACCAATCATCTCTATGATCTGGAAAATGGTAATTGAGCCCTTGATTGCGACAAACTGCGTTCTGCATTCGCCGTGATCGATTAGCCATATCCACTAAATGTGAAGGCATAATGTCCTTGGACCCAGATCGTTCAAAACAATCCTTCAAGATATGCACTTGGAATACTCTATCAATACGAGGATCATGAGCGAAATTGTCAATGTCATCTGGGTGGCGCGGTGCCGTCATCATGATTGTTCTGAAATATTCAAGTATGTCAGGAAGCATCTTAGGATTGTCTCTATCAAAATTGTCAATCCTGTGCAAAAATCTGTCGGCACGTGCTTGTACTACTTCCATGTGTTGCGTAGTATCAACTCCTGTTTGTCTATTCATAATAACGTGTAAGGATAGTTCAGCCAAACGTTCTTGTGTCATCCACTCTGTGTTATAATCAATCTCTATATCAGTCCACACGGAATCATCATCATCATCAGATTCTTCCATTGGCATAGATTCACGAACGATATGCTTACGATCATAGACATCAACAGCATTAGTCACTTCAAAGGCGTCTTCATATATACACACTGTTGATTCAAATCTCTTAATGCAATCTGCTTCAGTCGGACAAGTAAAGAAGTCTCCAACAAGAAAACCTTCTTCATCTTTAGTAGTTGCTGCTATTATACCCATATCGCCACAAAATCTTTCAAATCGATCATAGTGGCCAATGAAAACTTCATGTACTGCACTCATCATATTTTGTGCGCAAATTTGTGCACGGGATTCGATTTGTCCTTTCCGGACTTTTTGGCCAATGATCAATGACCTGATGATTGAATCCCATTCCAAAGAACCAATTGTGGCTTTGAGGACTGGATGTTTGTAAAATTTCCGTTTTAAGAAAGATAATTCCTCAACACTCTTAAAAGGCACTGATGAAATCTTTTTCGATGCATCTGTGTACTTAACACCAATAGTTGCAAGTTCTTCTGCTACTGAAATCATATTGAACTTAGTCTCATCAGGATGTACATTAAACACATTATCATCACCGTAGGTTATCAGCGCCACCATCTCGTGGAAGAATGGAATGTCTCCAACCTCCATGTCTTGCAAAGCAGCAGTTTCCCAATCTTTTCCATGCATGGAATAATAGGCATATCGCATGTATAAACAATTAATTATGCCATTAAGGATAACTGTAAGTGCGTGTCCAGAAGGATTAGATCCAAAAGCTTTGATAATCAAACCTTCAATCTCGTATATTGGAAATGAGATCTCGGTTGCGATACCATCTAGAGCTTGGATGATTTCTTTGGACGCGCCCGCTTTCTTGAGGATGCGGCGGAGAATTTTAAATGCTTCCACAGTGAATTCTGGACGAATTTTGGTGTCAAATGATGAATAGTCTCCATCACCACACCGCTTTTTACCATACTTTGTGACAAACTTCTCAAAGAAACCCCAATCTTTGCCTGTAGCGTCCACCCCAACTGCACTTTCAAATACTGTCGGGTAATTGGACATGGCATTAATTAAAGGTAGAGTTATCATCCGTGTCGCAATGACCAGATCAACAGGGGCTCCTGCAAAAACTCTAATTTTGTTTGCCGCAATCTTTTTGTAGGTTAAAGCTTCATCCTTTAAATTACACCGCATGATTGCGTTGATTCTTTTTCCATCACAAAAGGCTTCGAAAATATTGTCAAGACACTCCTCAATGTTCACTCGATCTTTATCAAATACGAGTTCCCATGAATATTGTTTCTTGCCATCAACTACTTCACACTTTTGGAATTTATAAGTTTTCAATCCGATTTCCTCATCCATTGCATCTCTTTCAAGAAAATGGTATTTGGGTTTATTTAATGGAAATCCAATAGAAGTTTTCGGATTGATACAATCGAATCCACGAACTCCTGGTACTCCATTAATTGCATCGTCCATGCTCAAAGGGTGAACATATTCTTTAAACGTGCAATCTTCTCCAAATAAGGACATATTGATTTTAGCACTTAAATCATCTGACGCTAGTTTTACAAAGCGTGGATTGGCGGGGTGCATAACCTCAGTCACATTCATGAGATGCCGGCGTCGTGATGGGCGCACAGCAGATTTTGGTGGAGGACCAAATTGCGTCTCCAATGGGTATTTCTCCAGAACCTTTTCAGCAATGGGTGTTTCACCAACGTTGGATTTAAAACTTGCTAAAGGCACGTCGTGTTGACCATACGCTTCGCAGTTAAATTCCGTATCTTCTGGCATGAAATGAATAGGATTTCTTGGGTGAACAGAAGTGGACATGCCAAACTCTTTCCCTAACGCTTTCTGGGAAAACGCTGTGGTTTCACAAGTTTTAACAATATCCTCACTCCGTGTTTCAAGCACACTCTCTTGAGTTAGGATTGCTCCAATTCCATAAGATTTACTGCCTGTTTTCCGATAACCTGCTGTATGAATACCAATTATTACTGGGTTGCGTGTATTTGTTACAATAACAGAACCACACATTCCATTGCTAGTTTCGCCTTCGTAAGTAATTGCATGATATGCTTCAAGATCGTCAGGACCTGTCATTTCGACTGATCGAATTTTACTTTCCATAGCATAATATGAAGGAGGGCGGAATTCACTAAGATCTTCGTTCATCGCGTGGTGGCGATGGTTGCAAATGATCTTTATAGGGGTATCCTTTTTAATAATATCAGGATCAAAAACTGGTAGCATTGCTTTGGAAAAATCAAAAACATCACCAGACTGCTTTATGTAGGCTACGATTGAGTCGGTGCCAAAAACAGGTCTATAGTTTGCATTGTTGATTAAGCAATCAAAAGTTTTTATGCCAAGTGAAGTGGCTATTCGGAAGCTGCAAAAGAGAGTTTCGCTAGGTTGTATTATATGCCCGGGTAAAACCCATTCACTACATCCAATGGGGAATGAATTACACCATCCTTCGTGTCCAAGTTTCTGGTTGGTTTTCTCACAATAAAGCCAATATCGAACATTACATAAATTCTTATCAACCCTTCCAGCAAGCTGCTGATAGGTACACGATTTCGAATACTCCGGAAAGTCTGTTACGTTCGAATGGATCATTCTCCATTTCTCATCCCTCTCTGTAATAGCTAAGGGAATTTGGGATGCTGCATTAATACGTGATAGAATTGCGCCTTCTGTCCTGCCATATTCATTGTTCAACACTGTATAGATAGAAAGAGCAGATAAGCCAGTAGATGCTATCAATAAAAAGATGGCTAATGTAGGATTTTTCTCTACACCATTCTTCGCTTGATCGAATAGTTCTTTGACTGTTTTTGTTGGCTCTTTGAGAATGCTGTCAATGCGATCCCAAGGGGAAAGTTTACAATCGTCAACTTTCGTTCTTTCCATTGGGGTATTCTCGCCTTGAAATGCACTTGTGCGTTCAGCAAACTCCATCATAAAAGGTTTTTCTTCCTTCTGTTGATCAATCTTCGACTCCGATTTAATATTGGCACGTGGAAAGAGTTCATCTTTACCACCAATTGCTTCAAAATCTACATCTTCAGGACACAAAGCACACTTTGGACAAGGTTTAATAAACAATGGATGCTTTTCACAATGTTCCTTGGTGTGCATGTCACATGCCGCAGCAACGATTTGCTCTTGTTGTTCAAAATAGTCTGGTGCGATACTCTCTAGGTAATCAACGAATTCTACGACGGAGACAGGCCCAAAATTAATGGGTTCTTCAGTCCAAGAGTCGGCCAAGTGATTGTCTTTACTTCGCAAAATTTTGACTCTTTGGATTGTCAAATCCCACATATCAGGCATGCTAAGCCCTTTAAATCGTGGGTGTGGACCTCCATCAGATCCTTCGCATCCTTCCTTAAGAGATACATCAACAATTAGGCAGAAACGCCGCATGATTGATGCTGCATTAGCGGAAAAGTACCAAGCGTGAACATCACGTGTATTTGTTGTTACGAAAACAAGTTTTGCACGGATGTCAGTAATGCCTTTACTATCCACATCAGGTTTCAATGCACAACAATGTGTGTTGTTAATAAATTGGATGAGAATCATTAGGGGATTACCTTCAGATCTTTCAGGTCGTGTATTTCCTTTATCATCAATAATTACACTAATGTGACTAGATTTGTACTCTGATTGATATTTGTCCTCTCCGTTTAATGTACAAGAATGATTCTTTCCTTCTGGCCAACCCATCTTTTTACATAGCACATGTTGTGCAATGGCTGTCAATGCACTCTTTCCAACTGAGGAACCTCCTCGAAAGAGTATAGCAAATGGTTGGACGCGCAATGCCGACTTGCGAAATGTTGCCTGGAGATCAATCGCCAATTTGTCAAGTAATATCAATTTAAGTTCGATTTCCTTGCGCATAAATTTATCATTGGCAAATGATTTCTTTAATGCATCTAATGTGATGCAAGTCTCCATTATGTGTGCGACTATATCTTCTTCACAAGCCACACCATATTTTTCTTTGGCGACGTCCATTTGACCAGTTCGCGCTAATTCAACAAGACTCCGACATTTTCGATACATTTCATCAACTTGCTCTTGATCTTCATCTGTTATGAGCAAAGCCAAATTGTTTTTCTCGATGGCCGGTATGACGGTATCAACTACCCAATCCACAGTACTAAATAAATGGTGGAAGATTGAGGGATTTGCTTTTCTATTTGCATAAACATTTAAAACTTTGTACATTTCCTCTGTTATCATTCCAGACTGCTTTTCAGGCATAATTCCGATCATAATCATCAAATTTATCGCGCTAGCTAGTTTTCCCCCTAGTTTCCCTTTTGTAATATTTTCCCAATTGGTTTCCAAGAAACCCGCCTCAGTTTGGATAGACCCTCCCAAGGGCTCCCAAATGTCATCATTTAAATGACTATCAGTGCTCATAATGTTTTTCAATATTGCCATAGCTGTTTTCATGAGTGGTTTGGAACCACACCAAGTTTTGATATACACAACCATGGGGAGAAACATTTGTGAAATGGTCCTACACTGAGTAAGTTGGAGAATTAGCAATACCAAGTATTCAAAACGAGATATTACACTATCTGCCAAACTTCCATCATCACCAAAATCCACAGTTTTGCGAATTCGCTCGCATATGTTTTGGACGGATTTGGTAATCTCTCCGATACATCCTAGTCCATGACAAACTTTATCAAGATCTTCAAATATTCCTGATTCAGCCATTATTCCATGGACTTTGGATTGAACCCGCCTGGTTCGTTCCAGTTCTTGTAGCTCAAGTTCACGAGCTAATTTCTGGATTTGTTTTTGTACTTTCTTCGGGTTCTTTATCTTTTTATAATTAGAGAAAGGGGGTGAAATCGTTTGTTGTGCTCTTTTAGTAACTACGTGCTATACGATGCTGGAGGGGCTATTAACCCTCCCCAGCGCCGGTGAATCCAGGACTCCTTTTATTCTTTTCTGTAAAATCTCATTCTCAAGCTTTTGAATGAAGTGTAACAGACGGGATTCTATAACAAAAATCTCTTCCTGGTAGTGAGATCATATAGTTATAGACTGAATGCACAAAATATGTTAATTAACTGGCAAAATTATTTATCTTTACACGGGTGGGCTTGATATACAAGCTTACCTTGTCAATGACAAGTGGTGTTTTAAAGATGGTACTGTCCCATGCCGTACCCGCACGATTGTTGGTATTTCAAGTCAACAATCTCCGCTTATTTGCACACGGTGGATATAATTATTACGTAAATTAGTAACATATTAGGTACATAACCCGGTTCCAATCTCTCAATTGGAGTGTCACCAGCAACAGGTGATATGCATTTTGTTTAGCAGGGCGCTGCTAGGTAAATACACCTTGGGGACGTTTCGAGTCCGTCGCCACGCCTATCTTTCCATCATGGGGGAGTAAGGTTCCCTATTCAATTATATTAGAATCTCGGTGTTAATTACACTGATTAAATCTCATGGCTGGTTCATGTGATTAGTACCAAATTTTATTCAAATTTGGGCTGGCAGCTAAGCTGCCGATACACAATGCCTATAAAGGCCACAGATTAGGTGGAGTTGCAAACCTCCATCCCTACTGTCGTTTTGATCTACTAGTGCAAAAATTTGTAGCTAGTAGGTGTTACGTGTATCTACACTTTGTTAAACAACTAATTGGTGTTGTTCCCACAATAATAAAGTTAAATTACAATTTTCAAACGATAATCTATTATGTCGTCAAGGACAATCATATAGTGATATCGTAATAGTTTG